CCGCCGGGACTGTGCCGGACGTGTTAGGCTGGCTCTTCTACCGGTATTTCTGCTGGCATGTTCTCGGTGAAAAGCGCGGTGCGGTCGAGTTTGTGGAATTGGTCTTTGTTCCCGCTGATGAGCTTGTTCCAACATTCGGAACGGTCGCTTTCGTCAAGGTCGCCATTCGTGCCAATGTACGTGTACTTGCCTGTCGAGTGGTAGATATGGATACCGCCCTCGTCACACGGGAAGCCACCATATAACCGTTGTGCGACTTGTTCTTTTGTTGCGTCGACCTGAGTGTGTGCGTAAACAGCGTCGACAATTTCCTCTCGGGTGGCATCTTTATCAACGTGCCACCACTCGCCCAAAAATCCCCAACTACAACAAAATACTTTCTCGTTTGTGTCCATGTCTCTCTCCCTTTGTCTACTTGGTTTTGAATCTAATCAACGTGCTTGGGCTTTACATCTCGCCACGTTGTGCCGTCTAAGATATTTTGGATTGTTGACCTGTTGACTGAATACGCTTTTGCGATGCGATTGACGGACATATTTTTTATGCTTTTTATTTCTGCTACTAATCTGTTGTTTAATTTTGCGTGTATGTGATGTTCGCCTTTGAACTCGGGTGGAAAAACATATCTCCCTTTGTTTTTCCTGTCTGCCATGTTGTCTAACTGGGTTCCAAGAAAAAGGTGTTCTGGATTTACACAAATGGGGTTATCGCATTTATGGCAAACAAACAACCCTTCCGGGATTTTTCCGTTGTGCAACTCCCATGAAACTCTATGAGCTCCGAGCATTTTATAATTGTTCGAAATCATTACCTTTTTGGCATCCATATCCATGCACCATTGACCTGACAAATTCGTGCCTTTTAGTCATACGCCCACTTCGGAGCGTACTATTGATTTATGAACCTCAACCGACTTCAACAAAACAGCTCGACCAAATTCGTCCGTGACCAGGTCCAAACGGACACGCCCGACACGATCGTGCGCCCACCCGCCATTAGTCCAGCCGATAAATGGCTCACCCTTTTTCACCGCGACCCTGGCATACCATGTCGTCTCGTTTACCGAGAGGACGGTAATCTCGTGACGCTCTCCCTTGATCTCTGCGTAAAGCTTGATGTCTTGATCGTTCATAACAATTCTCCGTGACTGAAGGACTAACTTTTCTAGAACGCCTGGGACAGAAACGACCCGCCGCCCAATATGCCAATTAAGAACAGGAAACCGTAGACTATGAGTTCTGCAAGTATCGAATCGTCCACTATTCGCGCTCCTTGAGATCCTGTTGTTTCTTGAATTTGGGGTATTCCTTGTCAACCCAATCACGGAATAACTGGGACATGGACTTATGCCCTGCGTCCGCCATCTCCGTTACCTTTGTGTGATATTCTGGTGGTGCTGAAAAAATAATCTGCATAAGCCCTCCTGCTACTGTAGTTCTGATTTGTAACTCTAGTAGCATTATATAACGTTTATATACCAATTGCAATAGGTAAATTCAAAATACATTGAAATTGAGTTATATTGTTACTATGATTGTCAATACGCCCCTGACAAAATGGATTAGAGAATGGTGGACGCGTTACGACGAATCCATTGGAGATAGATCGACAATGGAGGAATTCGCGGCGTATTTAGGCACGACGCGCGGTTATTTAGGACTTCTCTTGTCTGGAAAAAGAGAAAACCCTAGCCTGGATACAATCTACGTTTGGTATTCAAAAACGAGAGACCCTCAAATATTTGGGGTATGCGGGTATCCTGATTTATGCGAATCACTAGCACAAGTACTAACCGTCGAGGACTTCGTTTCAATGGTTTCCGAGATTTTACACGAGATGTCATCCCATAACATTTCAGATATCAATTCACCCGACGGAGCAAAAATTCTTACAACAGTTTTTGAAAGGCGCGGATTAAACAAAGCTTGATAAAGCATGGTAAATCCCCTTTTCAGCAATGTGTAAACATAAAGATTGTAGCAAATAGTTAGAAAAATGTACAATGTCAGTTATAGCAAAGATGTTCTACAAATGCAAGATGCCAAAGGTGGCAAGTGATGTGCTGGGATTGTCCCAGCGAACCTGCCTCCCTCGGGTATCTAATCGCCCTCGTGGGGATTGTCGTATTCGCTTTCTTAGTTGAGATATTACAGGGGAATCATGAAACGATTGATCGTATTGGTTATTTTGTTATGTGCTGCCTGTACTGCAAAGGCGACAGAAATTCCGATGACAATGGAGACGGCCGTCGCTGTGGCCGGGACAGAAGCAGCGGTCAAAGATAGTGCCATCAAAACTATTGTTGCGCAAACACAAGAAGCAATGGTCACGAGTACGCCGCAGATCACGCCAACGATAAGCGAAGGCGAACTTGCCAGGAATATAGAAAATCTGCTCGCGAAATACACAGAAATAAAAACAGTAAACTACGTTCACGCCACAAAAGAAGATGGTGTAACGACGATCGATATTGAAGGCAAAACCATGTGGGCGTCGAAAAACAGGCAGGCGGACGCGTCATTCAAGGCAATAGGTTTATTCGCCGCCGCGTATGACGATGCCCAACAGGCGAAGGGCAAAACAAGAATCAGGCTGACAACCTTTTCTGTGGATGGAGGATACCGGTACACGTCCACAACGAACCCGGATACCCTAGCCAAACTATACAACAAACAGATCACCTATGATGAATGGGTGCAAGAATCCGGCGCCGGGTTTATCGAATAACTAGGCACATGGAATGGCGATTTTAGCCAGAAAGTAGCAAGCATGTTCGGCTATAGGTTGTATAACATGACACAAGATACCCCCATATGTACGGGGTTAGACCCGTGGCAGACAGGCATGGTTGAGGGCCATGTGCCGCAAGGCGTGGGGGTTCAAGTCCCCCCCAGCGCACACAAATATATGCCAGATATTCCGGGTGCAAGCTATTTTACCCGGAATATCCCATAGGTGGGGGTTAGATGCCCGGACAACATCGCAAGATTAGGCACATGGTTTCGAGAGAGCTGTACACCTTTTTAGCTCTCAAGAGATCCCGCCGTCTATCCGCGAATACGTCCATTTACTACGAGAATCAATTGCGCCCGTTCCAGGATTACACCGAACGGATGCGGATACTCTATATGGACCAGATCACAACGCAGGTCATCAATGAGTATCTCTGGTACTACGAGCCGCAACATTCGGACGGCGGACTGTGGCATCTGTACTCGACCCTGAAAGCGTTTCTCCGCTGGTACGACCGGACAGCAGAGCCGAACGGGTGGCGTAATCCGATTGACCGCGTAGATCCGCCGAAGCGAAATAAGGAACCCATACCTGGAATAACGCCAGATGAATTCACCCGGATAATTGCTATGTGCAACAATGGGTTTTATGGCTGCCGCGACCGGGCGATCATGTGTTTTCTCTATGACACGGGGGTCAGGGTTACGGAGCTATGCTGTATCAAAATGTCAGACGTTGACCTGAAACTAGGCGTAGCGTTCATCGCTCACGGCAAGGGGGATAAGGCACGATTTGCGGTATTCGGCGATGCCTGCCGGATTGAACTGAATAAGTATATCCGCAAGAAACGCGAGACAGACGAATACCTATTTACCAACCGGTTCGGGGAGCAGTTGAAGCGCGAGGCCATACGGTCGCTGATCCTGAAATACGCGAACATCGCCGGGATAACGTCTATCCCGTCTCCGCATGACTTTCGCCGGGCATGGGTACACGAGACGCGCAAGGTAGCGAACGACCTCGACACGGCAAGAGGCGCAGGGCACGCTGATACCAAGATGCTCCCGCGGTACGATTTTCAGACCGCCGCAGAGATAGCTGCCGCATTGTCTGGCAGTTCGCCGCTTGACAACCTGAAAAAGAAATAAAAAACCGGCTATTCGCCGGTCTTGGTAATCCAGTATGAGTCCGTATCGTCGGGGTTCGCTTGGTGCATGATGTGATAATCTCCACCGTCGCCCTCCACGGATGACCAACCAATGCCGCCACAATGACAGTCTGCCATACCGCACAGGGCTTTGATAATCCGGCGTACCTGGCTATCTGATAGTAGGGTATCCAGTTCGGCAACGATGTTGATGCTGGTCGGGTGGAATTTTGAGCGGATGGTGAATTTCTGGCCGAGTTTTGATTTCTTGATGTTGTCCGCTGATGATTGGGCTTTGCGCTCTGATGTCACAGAGCCACCTAATTTTCCGAGTTCAACTGCTGCTTGATTTTTCATGGTTATCTTTCTCCCGGTCTTTGTCCCGGCCGGGAGGGTAAAATGATTATTGAAGCTGGAGTAATCCGTTTTCTGCTTGAATGTAATCCATTTGAATTCCTAAAGCCCTGCAAGCCTGCCTAATTCCGTAAAGTTCCTTGAACGGTTGTGTTTTTGTTGCTTCGTCCCATCCGTCGCGGTTGATGTAGATGTTGATTACTGCTATTTTGGTGTCGATTAGTTTTTTCAGTTCTTCGTTCATTTTATCTCTCCGTTTGTCTGATTGCCTTTGATATATCTATAATATACCTAACCGCTTAGCTAGTCAATAGGCAATATCATATTATTGTCACTAAACCAGGGTGACAAATGTCACTATTTGATTAATCAATCCATCGATTAACTAGTTGACAAACGGAATCAAGCGATTGTATAATCCTGGTAGATGAGTAAGTCATGGGCGATATGTCTGTACCGGATGACTTGTATCTTGAAAACATTCTTAGAGGACGAATACGATTTAGGCAAGAACAAGTCAAATTGAATACTGGCTCCCTGTAACTAGGTCGCCACCCGCTATTTTAGGTTCGCTGTTTTATCAGCCCGCCTTCCGAACAATCGGAGGCGGGTTTTTCGTTATTTACCGAAAGGATGGAAAGATGGTTGATTGGATGGACGTTTTGAATAAAGTATTGGTCGCTGTTCTCGGCATTATCGCCGTTCCAGTTGGTACGATGATCGGCTTCTATGTCAAGAAATTGATTGACAAGGCCACCGCTGAAATTGAAGCCGCCGCGCCTGATACCTTTGACCTGTTGCAGAAGTTCGCCGTTGCCGCTGTGCAAGCCGCTGAACAGTCTGGATTGGTCAAGACCGGCGAGGAAAAGAAAGCATTCGCCCTCGCGCAAGTTGAAGCCTGGTTGTCGCAATATGGGATTGACATTGACATGGATCAGGTGGATGCGGCCATTGAATCGGCGGTGTTTGCTGAACTCAAATGGGGCATCGAGGCTAAATAGGGTACACGGGGCGGGTTCCGGCCACGGACGACCCGAATGTCGATTATTGGTAGCCGACCCGCCCCTGTCCAACTCATGCAGGCTTATGCAGGCTTATGCGAATGTTGTAGATGCAGACCAGCTACGGAGAGACATCATTGCCTCGTACACCGATCCAAGCGGCATCCTGAATACAACCATGACTACAACCTCGAAGATGTATGTAGACTTTGCCACGCCTCTGGGGTCGTCAATTCTTATGAGCATCGATGTGAGTTCTTCGCCCGACAGAAACAACGATACGGGCAAGAGTTCATTGATTGGTGGAGAAACCTGCCGCTGAAGGTGAAGCCAAAGTATGAGTAAACCTATGGAAGAGTTCCGCGAGAAGATGATTACAAACGCGCTATATGTTGCGCGGGAACATTGCACGTGCTGGCAGTGTTACTTTCACAATGACAACTTTGGAAGTTATTGCAATTTATTGCACGGGTATTACCCTATCGATTTTGGATGCAACTCTTGGAAACCCATCGAGCAGCCCAGCACGGATGAGATAACGTGACAGAACCGCTTATCTTCGCCGCTAATCTTTGTGATAGGCAATCATCGCTAATGATGTCGGGACGCGGCGACAGATGCCTGGTAGAGCTTGAAGCGTTCGGGGTAGAAGCGTCAATAGCATTGGTAGGGATGGCGCAATTTGCAGGGCGTACTTTTAAGGTGACTATCGAAGAAATACCGGAAAAATTGACGAACCTTGACGATGAGACTGAAAAAAGAACAGAAAAACGCGTTACTAAAGTGGGTCGCCGCCGGGCTTGAGTCCGGTCAGATCAACAGCTTGGCGGGTGAATTCAGCCCGTCTTTTTCTGTTTCCAGGGCTGTTGTTGATTACTATCGCCGGACCCGCAAAGTCAGTTTGAAAGAGATATCAGAGAGTGGGGAGATTGACGCCCTTTCTACCGGATTGTCGCAAAAAGGGGAACGTGTCAAAAAACTGCAACTGCTGGCCGATTTACTTGAAGAGGATTTATTCGGCGGCGTCTTGTGGACTGATCAGGTCAAGTCTATTGGTTCTGGCGATTCGCAAGAGCGAATAGAGTACGAAGAATTCAACGCGGCGGAAGTAACGCAATATCGCGGCATATTGGACGATATCGCCAAAGAAGTGGGCGGCCGCACTCTAAAAACAGAATTAACCGGCAAAGACGGCGAAAAACTACAGACCGCCGTTATCAATTTCTATATACCTGACAATGGCAGAAACAATCCTGATTAAGCCACAACCCCGGCAGGAAACGTTTCTTGCTAGTCCGGCGGATATTGCTATTTATGGCGGGGCTGCCGGGGGCGGTAAAACATGGAGTTTGCTATTAGAGCCGCTCCGCCACATGAATAATAAAGACTTCGGCGCGGTTATATTCCGCCGGACAATTCCGGAGATCACAAACGAAGGCGCGTTGTGGGATGAAGCGGCGAAGATATACCCATTACTCGACGGCAAGCCGAACGAGAACGAGAAACAATATAATTTCCCGCAAGGATCGCGCGTTTCATTTGCTCACATGCAGTACGAAAAAGACAAGTATTCGTGGAAGTCCGCACAGATTCCATTGATTGAATTTGACCAATTAGAGACATTCACGGCGTCTCAATTCTTTTACATGGTCAGTCGTAACCGGTCTATGTGTGGTGTGAAACCGTATATCCGGGCAAGCGCGAATCCGGAGCCGGGCTGGCTGGCTGATTTTCTTGATTGGTGGATCGGTGATGATGGATACGCCATTCTCGAACGTTCCGGAAAAATCCGCTGGATGGTACGCGAGAACGATATCAATTATTGGTCTGACAGTCCGGAAGAATTACAGGCGGAGCATCCAACCAGCACGCCTAAATCAGTGACGTTTATTCTCTCTACGATTTACGACAACCAGATATTACTTGAGACAGATCCCGGATACCTGGCTAACTTGCAGGCTCTGGATAACGTGGAGCGTCAACGTCTGTTAGGTGACGGTAAACGCGGCGGTAACTGGAAGATCAAGCCGGCGGCCGGGAAGGTATTCAACAAGGCATGGTTCGAGATTGTGGACGCTGTACCGGCAGGCGGGAAAGTCATTCGTTTCTGGGACTTAGCAGCCACAGAAAAAAAGACGGCGGACTTTACCGCGTCGTGCAAGGGCAAATTAGTCAACGGGATATTTTATGTCCTTGAAGCGACAAATGAGCAGATCGACCCGGCAAGAACAGATGCCACTATGCACAACTTGGCCGCGCAGGATGGTAAAGAGTGCGCTATCCGTTGGGAGCAGGAAGGCGGCGCGTCTGGCAAGCGGGACACCTACCACATTACCACATCATTCCAGGGGTATGACGCGCGGGGCGTTCCTCCCCAGGGTGACAAGATCACCAGGGCAAAGCCGCTGGCCGCGCAGGCTTATGTCGGGAACGTGAAGCTACTTCGCGGCGCATGGAATGAACGCTGGCTTAATCACATGCACGGTCAGCCGGACATAGACCATGATGATGAAATGGATGCGGCAAGCGGTTGTTATAACGAGGCGGTAGGCGGCAAGGTATCCATCAACCCCACGGCGTCAGTAACTACGTACACGCGCGGACTATCCACAAAAGACCAGGACTTAGACAGGAGATAAGCATGTCAAACGCAGGACTTATTGCATCGGCCTTACAGAAAACAGACCAGTCGCTTTACAACGCCATAGACGGGGGCAATTCGTGGAAAGCCGCGATAACACAGAGAGGCGCACGGGTGAAGCTGTACCGTGATTATGAGAGGGGCGACCATCGCGCTGATATGACTGATCAGATGCGCAACATGCTCCGTTTGCGGACAGATGATGCCGGCATGAATGATTTTAATGACAATTACTGCAAGATCGTTATTGACAAAATGGCCGGCCGTGTCGCTGTAAAAGAACTGTCAACCAATGATGACAAAATAGACAAGTCATGGCTTGCCCCGCTGCTGGAACGGCAAGACTTCCAAGCGGCGGAGGGCATGTGGTGGCGCGGCGCTGTTCGTGATGGTGACGCGTTCGTTATGGTTGATCCTATTACGTTCGGATGGTCATCCGAACCGGCGTATGACGGTTATTCCGGTATGGTGGCAATCTATAACCAGATGATGCGTAAACCTGTTTGGGCGTGCAAGGTTTGGGCAGAAAGCGACGTCCAGGACGAAACAGAGGACGCGACAAATAACACAAAGGTTGTCTATCTGATTGTCTACCAGCCCGGTAAGATCACTTACTGGAAGGGTCCTGAATTAGGGCAAGAGGTAGAGCCGAATAATGTATTTGAAGAAAAATTTGATTTAGGCAACGGCCTTGTCGAAATCAGGCCAAATTCAACGAATACAAAAACATGGCCTGCTGACTTCGGCGGGCAGCTTCCCTTTGTGTCGTTTGCCAACCAACGGGACAACTATACCCGCTATGGCGATTCTGAAATCAGGGTGGCAATCCCATTACAGGACGTGCTAAACCGGACCATGTATTCAATGGTCATGGCGTCCGAGTTCGCTGCGTTCGGGGTGAACTGGTCCATCGGTATGAAGATCGAACCCGGAGGAATTGTACCGGGCGGAATTATCAACCTGACCTTGAATGACGCGGCAGGCAAGGTAATCACAGAATATACCCCGGAGCAGATCGAATTCTTGAAAGCCTGCAAGGTCGGGCAACTGGAAGCCGCTGACATCTCGCAATACACGAACCAGATAGCATCCATCGTCAAGGAGATCAGCCAGGCTACGCAAACACCCATCTATGGCATCACGGCATCCGGCGTTATCTCCGGCGATGCCCTGAAACAATTGGAGATCGGGCTTATTGGCAAGGTAGAACGCTTCCAACGCCAGAACTCGGACGCACTCAAAGAGTTGATCATGCTCACTGCCAAGATGCAGCGGGTATTCCAGCCGGGATTGCAAGCCCCCGAAATCACCGCCGTTTCTGTGACATGGAAATCCCCGGAATTGCTCGACGTTACCGCGCAGGTGGATAGCTACGTCAAAATGCGCAAGGACGCGCCGGGATTATTCGCAGACAGTTTCTATCAGGAAAAGATCGGCCAACTGCTAGGTATGTCTAAATCTGACATTCAGGGCGAGATCAAAAAGGCTATGGAACAAGCGGAGGCTGAAAGCGACAGCATGACCGGCGCGGATGGTAGTGAACCGCAAGGCGGGGATGCAAGCGATCCGGCTATTCAGGCTCTGGTAGACGCGATGATGAAGAAACAACCGGCAGAAGTTGAAGAGGCCGCCGTAGCATGACCCATCTCAAACATCCGGGCATCGTGGCGACGTGGAAGCTCAAGATAAACCGCAAACACTATATCCGCGTGTTTGTTTGGGATACGGCAGAAAGCTTGTGGGCGGCGAAGGATTACAACGTGTCATTTGAAGCACATGCGCATTTAAAGCACGAACATAATTACATCGGCGACGCTACATCGTGCATTCAGGCCATAAACGAAGAGACGGGCAAGCGCAAGATACCCAAGAAATTTGGGGAGATATTTGTTATCGCAGGAAATTACCGGTCCGAAATTGCATCACATGAGATAGCGCACATGGTCAATTATTGGGGCGAGTCTCAAGGCTGGAACCCATACGGCAAAGATGATGAAAAAGTAGCCAGGATAACCGGACGCTTGAACGCGCAATTCTGGACAGAACATTACAAGGTGTTCAAATGATCGAATCCCTCAATAGCTCCGTAAGTGCCGCTCTTGATATGCAGTACGCGAAAGCCGCCGAAAGGATGCTCACCCGCATCGACAACCTGACCAATTCGCAGTCATCGGAGATCCAGCGGGCATTACGTGAACTTGACGTAGAAGTAACCCGCCTGAATGAGTCAGGCGACATGCTCCGGAGTGATAACGCCTATCTACAAAAGGTACTCCGTCTGCTGACAACGGCGTTTATATCCACGTCGAAGTTAGTAGACACTTACTCGACTGACATTGAAGAGAGCGGGGAGATCATCGCGCCTGTGGCCGTAACAGCTAAGGTATTCTCGCAGTTGTCCGGGTCAATCAAAAACCCGGTATCCCCCGAAAAGCTGGAATGGTACGTTAGATCACTCGACAAGCTGGGCGTAGATTGGAACGCGCCCACATCGTTAGATTTCGCCCGGAAGTACACCGAATCCCCCGCCTGGAAGCTCCGTATGGGGAAGTGGGGCGAGGGTTACGCGGATTTGATATCTGACACTGTACTCAAGGGCATACAGAGCGGATGGGGGCCGGAATATACCGCCGGGAAGTTGCGCCAACTGGTACAGACCATGCCGAAATACGCGGCGGAGAACCTGACAAGGACACTGCAATTGACATCTTACCGGGAATCATCACTTGCTATGGAACAGTTGAACGGGGCGTTTATTGAGTACAAGATTAGACTATCCGCGCTGGATGTGACATCCTGTCTGTCGTGTATTTCCCTCCACGGCGAACGGCTGGAAAAGGGCGAGCGATTAGATGACCATTACCGGGGATTTTGCTCAGAATACTACGTTGTCCCCGGTGGCGATCCTTACCCCAAGATGATGCAGGTCGGCAAGAGTAACAGTAACCGCCAGTTCGTCCCGTTCCAGAAGGGTGAAGATTGGTTTAATTCGTTATCCAAAGACCGCCAGGCACAGCAGCGTTCATTTGCACAGTCCCCGGCAAAGTTCCGGGCATTTCAGGCCGGTCATCCACTCAGCGAATTTGTGGGCGAGCATAAAGATGACGTATTCGGGAGTATGCCGATTGAACTATCTCTCAAAGGTGCATTAGGCGAAAGCGCAAAGGACTTTTATAGTAAAAATCAAGAGTAGCGTTGTACGCGGTTATGTTGTATACTTAGGGAAACAACAGGAGACCAAAATGAACATAATCGACTGCTATAAAAGTGTCATTCAGTGCTTCAAGGCTATGGGGCGTCCGGGCGTTACTTTCACGCCGGAACAACAGGCAAAGATCGACAACTTTATGAAGATAAAGGATTCGATCAACGGCGTGGTAATTCTTCATGGAGGATTGAGTAAAAAAGATGTAGAGAATACTATGCCCAATCCTGAAATCTATAACCAGTATAAATCTCGTGCCAGAAGCGAGAGACCAACAAAGGATACCCCATGCCAATAACAACCCTTACCCTATCCGGCGAATTCTATCGGCCTGATGAGATGTTACCGGAAGAGATGCCCGGATTATCAACACAGGTAGCTATCATAACAAATGACGGCAAAATAATACCCGACGGCGGATTTATGGCCGGTATGTTTTGGGAAGGTTCCAGCAGTAGGATTCCGAAAAAGGATATCCGTTTCTGGTCCTACGATGTGACGATCAAGGAGGCGTGATGTATACACCATCTGGCAGCATTTCATTTGATTGTGAATTCACTCCGAATACTGGTTACTCATTACCTGATATGCTTTCAAATGAAACACCCACCAACTTTCGAATGACTGTCAATAAGCCGGGGATACTCGGTTTTATCTATCGGCTTTTCAGGTCAAAGAAGGGGATTGAAACCTATTCATTTGTTGGAATTACCAACCTTGACGATCCTATTGAGGTAAACGGAGAAATTGAAATAGGCGGTAAGATAAAAGTAGTCCCAGGTACGTTGAAGAAGGAGGCGTGAAATGACAGATATCCAGATTATGCACATAATTGATTATGTGAACAGGCTTATTGACTATAAGTTTAGTGGATTAAATCCTTCCGGGAACTTAGAAGAGCGCAAGGCCTTACGCGAATCTGTAAAGAAATTAACCGAATTAATGACGGATGAAGAAATAATAAATAAAATAAATTTCGATTGTCCCTAATCATGCTATACTGATTTCAAATCCCCTACTCGTGGCGAACACGTAAAAATCGAA